AACAGACCATCAAGAACCACATAACCTCCATACTGCGCAAACTGGATGCCAACGCCCGCACCCAGGCAGTCATTACCGCCCTAAAACGAGGCTTCATCACCCTGGACAAAGAAGTCAAGCAGCCACTGTAGCCAAACGCCGCCCGGATAAGACTCTTGCAGCATCACCCCATCAACGAACATAAGGGGCACCGTCACTTTTTTATCTCAGAAGCTCTATGGTGCTCCGAGTATTAGTTTGTGGTAGTAGCGGGCTTGCTTCGGATTGTACTCAAAGCGAATCCCGACTACACGAAACGTGACGGCTGCCTGGTTGGCCATGCTATCGCTCACCTGCACCACATCAAACAGCTCCTGGCCACAGTTTGGCGGTATGAGTATGACGCCCCCCTTTCCGGTGAGTCTCATCTTGGCTAAGATGGCTGAGGCTACGTCCCCGGCCTGGGCGGTGGTGGGTATGGCAAGCTCCTGGGTGAAGTCTAGCCTCTCTCCTAATAGGCTACTTTCGGCTGAGTCGTGGGCTTCTCCGTAGACGGGGTTGCCGTAGGCGTCCCTGCCGATGATATAAGCACGATTGATATTTGGAGATTCGGTGATGTACTGGCCGTCCAGGATAACATGCCAGACGTACTTCAAGAGAGTTGGGCTGCCGATTGATATTTGCTGGATGATGCTCTGTGGCACAAGTCTGCCGACAACGCCGACGGATGGCGTGCCGAAAACGATTGCTTGGGTGATTCCCTGGGGGGATAGGGTCTGGGGGTAGATAAGGGTTGGTATGCCGATGGCTACGACCTGCGCGATGCTTGTGGGGTAGATGATTAAGGCTGCGGTTGCAACTGAGGGCGTGCCGTAGACGATGGCCTGTACTATGCTTGACGGCTGGATGGAAAGATTGAGCTGTGGTGAACCATAACCTACCGGCTGGCCGATGCTGGAGGGGCTGAGAACCTTGATACCCCAGCCAGCATAAAAGTCTAGTCGGCCTGTATCGGATGAGTAGCCTGAACCTGCTGGATTGGGGAAGGCATCGGCGTAAGTCCATGCCTTATAACGGCGCACACTCGTCTCTGCTTCTCTGCCAACTACCTGAGCATCAGAATTAGTAGCCGGCCAATATGCTGTCCCTGAAACGATTAATGTTTCTGGGAAGGCGATGGTATTCCAACCTGCAACAACGGGAGTACTGCTACTTTCACCAAGCAAAGCACCAGGTTCGCCCCCACTGTCAGCATACAGAGCACACTTAACATTGCCAGCGGAGAGACATTTAACACGGAACTCTGTCATCGTGCCAGTGGATACGGCGGTAAACTTGGAAGTGACTATATAATTGCTACCATTGGTTAAACCGTCTGGAGTCCCATCATCGTGACCTACGAGTTTTCCTGTAGCCATTTCACTCCGTAATAATTACAAAGATTCTTCGCTGCGCTCAGAATGACAGGGTGGTTTTGAGATTGCCACGTCGCTGTCGCTCCTTTCATCCTCACCCTAACCCTCTCCCGTCAAGGGAGAGGGGATTGCGGCGATTAGGACAGCCTAAAGATTTTGTCAGCACCACTAGCCCACTGAATGGTGATATCCGAGCCGTTGGGGGTACACGGCAAACCGGTAGCCGTGTCTATGAGCAGAAGCAATAGAGCACTCTCCGCTCCGGTATGCTGGTAAAGGACGATGTACTCGAACTGGTCACCGGTAACTGCAGCGATGATTTTGTCGTCAGCATCAAACACGCCATCGGTGACGGTCTTGTTGGCCAGCGCTCCGCTGACGGCTACCCTGGCGGCTGCCGGTATGTTGGCCAGGGTTTCATGTGTGGCCAGAACGGGTGTGTAGTCTGCTCCATCCACCAGGATAGCTCTAATGTCGTTGGTGTCCAGGTCGATTGTGCCGTCTATTAGATGCTGCTTCGCTTTGGTAAACAGTGCATTTGCCATGATTTCCTCCTTTCGGGCGGACCTGAAGGTACGCCCCTACAATTTCTGTCATTCTGTCATTCTGTCATTCTGTCATTCTGTCATTGTGGGAACTTGAATTTATAGACCACGGTATCTCCTGCCTGGGGGTAGACGATGTAGGCATCCAGGCCAAAGAAGTAGATGACATCTGGCACCAGGTTAAGCAGCCTTTTTAAGACGCTGGCTGCGGATTCCCCAGCGCCGACTTCTAGCCTGGGGTACAGACTGGTAATCAGGCTGGAGCGTGACTTGTAGGAAAGCGTGCCCCCTACCGACTGGACAACCTTCTCGATTAGCTGATAACAGGTGAACTCATCTGAGCCGATATTCCATTCCACCGGCTTGTTGAACTGGTAGCGCTGAAGCAAGCCCCAGGCATCCACGCAGTGCATGATAAAGCTGGAGATATTAGGGTCTCTTTTGTACTCCATAGCCTCTATGAAATACCTGGCTGCCTCTGAGAGCTGGTCACCCGACGTGGTCTTATAGCCCAGGTGAAGGTTTACCCGCGCCCCCCTCTTCAAGACGGCTATTGCGCCGGAGCCTGGCGAGTTATAAGTGCCTTTGGAGTTGTCCAACTCCACCTCGAGCTCCGACGGCTGCTCGGGATCCACGGCCTCAGCGATCCTGGCGATTCTTGAGACTGGGATGGTGATTTTATCTCCTGGACCTGAGCCTGGCGTGGGGGGGCTCCATGAACCAGGGCAAAGAGCGCGCCAGACCTCGTTTGGCTGCGTTGCCCAGAGGTACTCACCGCTGGGGTCGGCGGCTAAAGCCATGCCTCTCGAGGCGCTGGTGTCTATGATGCTTGCCTTATTCCAGTTGTAATCGTAGAAATCAGTACCTGGCTTCAAGCGGAAGAGCCAGGGTTGGTTAGTCCTGGCCAGGGATAACAGAGGCCTGGAGCATGAGGTGGCCGGCTTTAATAAGTATGGACCTGAGACGTCCAGAACTTCGCCGGCAAGGGCTTCATATACTGCAGCTAGTCTCTCCCAATAGGTGCTGCTCTTCACTTGCCTGCTCCAGGCGGCCTTTTGCTCCCAGCTCATTTGACTGTAGCCTACCGGCCAACCAGTCTTGAACTGTCTCAGCCTGACCTGAGCAGCAACATCTACCCTGGCTCTACCCAGCCCGATTTTAGCATCTGTAGCCCAGGTGCCGTATGTCTGGCGGTAGCCGTCTCCGTAAACCATGCGGACAACGGAGATATAACTTGCTTCCTGGACCAGGGCGATGATATTCCAGTCGCCGTCATAATACACTGCCAGGTCAACAACCTCTCCATCATAGCTGCCTCGCTGGCCAAGGCCGCTGCTCCAGCTACCCCCAGTCCTCTTTTGAATGTATAGGCTGGTGGGGTCGTTGACATCAGAGGCATGGACGATGACGCAATCGCCATTGGACTTATAGGCTATGGCGATACCTCTTTCACAGGGGCGGGCATTTGCCATCTGTGTCCAGCTCCCCCAGGTGGCGCCATAGTCCGACGACTGCCGGCGCCAGAGATTGGCGGCGTCCATGGAGGCCACCATGACCTCAGCTCCCAGGGAAGCGATATTAACTTTAGCATTAGAAGGGACACCGCCGAAGGAAGCTCCCCAGCTCGAATAATCGCTCGATGGACCGGGGCTGGTTACCCTGGAGAGATAGAGATTGGTGCCATATTTGCGGACCCGAATCAGCGAGCCGTCACCGGGCATGGTTACGCCGTGTGACTCTTTACCTTCACTGCCGGAATAAAAGCGCTGCCAGCCGAAGGCTTCCCACTGGATGCCCCCTGCTGGCGTGGCCGCGGGATGGCCGTAGGCCTGCACCTCAAGCTTGACAAGCGGCTTTCGGGGCACGCCTGTTTTCTGTGCTTCGAGTAGGGCGTCGCTTAGAATGCGCATTTCACCACCTATGTAACCTCGACCTTTTAAGGTCGAGGTCACGAGGCTAAAGCCTCGTGGCTACATTTGTGACTTGATTAACGAGGCTAAAGCCTCGTGGCTACATGTTTTTGCTAATGCGGAGTTAAAACCCCGCAGCTACATGTCCTCCATAAATCCTAATTTTAAATCCATAAGATGATTACGGTGATTTACGGCCTATCATTGGTTGGTACTAAAAATTTTTTCAAAATAGTACTTTTATCCCCTAGAAAGTGCTCCGGCTTAATGTTATAATTTATACGCTCCTTTTGGGGGAAGGAGGTAAAATGCTTAATAGAAACCTGATAATGGGCCTGATTACCCTCGGAGTTTTGTTGGTGATATTGGCGACTATCGCCATAATGCCACCCCCTTTTAAGTAAATTGACTTTTCGTGGCTCTACTCCCGAGCTAGACTGGAGCCTTATCTATATTCTTCCCATGGGAGCAGATGCTCCCGTCTACCCCACTATCAATTTCCATCAATTTCCATCAATCTCTATCAATCTCCGATATTTGTTGAGATTCATTGAGATTCTATGACATGAGCTGCTCGGCCAGAGTTCCCACACCGTACAGCGTCCTGTTGAACGGTGCCAGCTTAGCCTTCCAGTCGATTTTGGAGATAGACAACTCAGTTAAGCTGTTGGCAGCTCTGATGGTGGTGTTGAAGTCCCGGTTGAAGACATAGTACTCCGGGCTTCGGCCACACTCGCCTTTCTTTTTCTCGGTCTGCTCCTTTATCCAATCCTTGGCATCGACCGCCAGGTCGACCAGGTAATTCCAGTAGTCCACGGCCTGCGATATGTGCTGGCAGTCGGTCACCGAGCCTTTATCCCTCGCCTTGTAGAAGATGGTGCAAGGGTTTACTTCGGTATAAGTCTCCTTGACGGTGGCCATGACGCTCTCGTGGAAGGCCTTGGGGTCAAAGGCTTGAGTTCCTAGAGTTACTTGAGTTCCTGGAGTTTCTGGCATACCTTGAGTTTCTTGAGTTAAAGGGGCTGGCGCGCCATTTGAAACAATAGCTGCTTGCACCTCGGCGGTTTTAGTTTTTTCCCTCTCAGCGTCAATTCTGCCCTGAGTCAGGATATAAAATACTCCGGCTGCGGCTGCTGCCAGAGACGGGACCATGTCCATAAAGGTTTTCTGCGCCTCTGGCTCCTGAACAAAAAGCGGGATGATTGTTGCCAGCATAGTGATGATAAAGGCGCTGTACTTCTTTTTGCCATCCATAAATTTTTGTAACATATTTTGTTCCTTTCCTTTTATTTGATTACCGAGATTTGGAACGATTACGGAGATACCGCTAAACATCCTTGTAATTTCTATTCATCGCCGTAATCATGCCCATCGCTGTAATCATTTTTAATCGCTGTAATCTTTTATTCCATAAGGGCTAAAAGTGTATCCGGCACCGGCTTGCCGTTTTCTGAATAATGTCTGGCCAGGTGCCTGGCAGCATCGAGTATCTGCTGCTCGGTGGCCTCTACCCGCTTGCCGCGGAATCCGCCACGGCTCAGGGCGGCTACGGCTGCGGCCAGATGCTCCCAGTCTGTGGTCTGATAATGGCCGACTTTACCCTTGATGGCTCTCAAGATAGCCTTGGTGTGATGCGGCAGTTTCCACGTCTCCGGGTCTTCCTTATCACCAACAATGGCAAACGCCTGCCAGGGAAGCCCCTCCTTCAAGCGGGGCAAGCCTTCTTCTATTTTTGATTTACTCACTGTTGTCTCCTTTCCTTTGTCTCCATTAGTCTCAATGAGTCTCTATGAATCTCTGTTTAATTTCCAACTAGAGACTAATTGAGATTCATAGAGATTTTGAGATTACTCAGTATCGTCTCCTTGATACAATGTGCCAACCTTTAATTTCCGTCCGCGTCCGAAGCGCTGGAGCTGAGATGTGAACTCCTTGAGCATGCTGCTCCCCCAGCTTTGGTAGTCGGTATCGGCTCTATCGCCGCCGATGCCGGCGACGTCCGAGCGATATTGTGCCTGACCCAGCACGGCGTAAGCAGCAGCTCCCAGGGCTAAGACATCCTCTAAGTAGCTGGGAATGGTTGAAGTGCTTCCGTCAAGTGTATGAACCTTGCCCCAGTAAATGTGACAGTTCTCACCATCTCCCACAGTGTCGCCTACTAAAGTGATGGTGTCACTGTAGACGGCAAAGCGCTGAAAACTCCTTGGTGTTTCTCCCACCGGGAGCTCTATCCGGTCCACCGAGACCCTATCGGTAAGTGTGGCGATATCTATGTCGCGGCTGTCTGAAGTGGTAGCGATGGTTGATTTCATCTCCCTGGGGACATAGCGGGATAGCTCGGCTACGGCTCTCTGGATAGCTCTGTCAATTTCGTTGTCCTGCCAGCGATAGTTAGAGTTATCCTCGTCCTTGAGGTCCCGCCTGACCAGTGTTCTCATGGTGGTTAAGTTCATTGGTCGCTACGCTCCTTGATTAAAGAGATTGCAAAGATTACAGCGATATCCAGTTTGTAAGTGGGGAAGTGAAGCTGTCCACCCCTGTTTCTGGTGCGTCTCCACTCCCCCACCATGAACGTTACCTGGAGCATCTGCCCCAGGGCAGCGCTTCGTCCTATGTCATTCCGAGGGGTCCTTCGCTATTTGTCATTCTGAGGAGCGAAGCGCCGAAGAATCTCGCTCAGGATGACAAGTACATTAGTCTTGTACTCCTATAAGGGCGCCCCGCCTCTGCTTGCAGAAGTCGACCAGTGTGACGTACCACTTAATGCGGGTCCTGGAGGCGTCCTTGCCTTCCATGGCGCCTATCGGCTCCACCTGCAAGCCGCCGTTGGCAGCACCCGAAACGGCGCCTTCGCCGAACTGTACGGCGAAGATGATGGAGCAAGCGCCCCCGGTAGCCCCGGTCTCATAGCCACTGGCCAGTACATGTGTGTCCTTGACCCAGTCGGAGACGCCGATGGGTATACCGTTATAGAGCTGGGTAAAATCGCCGAACTCTCCCCTGACGGTCTCCATGTAAGCGCCGCTGGCTCTGACCAGCGCCGTGACCTTGCGGCGTGACCGTCGGCTCATCAGCAGCAAATCGGGCTTGCCGCCTCTGACGGTGTCAATCAGCTCATCGAGCTTGGCCAGTGTAAGCGCCGCGCCGGTGCCGCCCATGGTAATCACCTGGCTGCCTGCCTGGGTGCAGTCAATCAGCTTTCGTAGGCCGTCGAACTGATTGGTTCCGCCTGAACTGTCACCGTAGATGAATTTGTCCTCAAACTCATGCCTGATGGCTTTAGCCGTCAGCTCAATGATGGCAGCCTCGATGTCCTGGATATTGGAGCGTGTCTGCTTGATGTAATTATCTACATCGGCATTCTGACCGAGTATAGCCAGTACCGCGGTGAGCTGGTCGAAGTCCGGTGCCGGGGATGTCGACCAGTCGGCATTGACAGCATGCCATTCGGCGGTGGGCAGTGTTTTCTCCCGGTTGTAGGTCAAGCCGTTACCGACAATCTCGATAAACGGCATTTTCTGAAGTACAGGCGAGTCCTTCAGTATGGTTTCTATGACGCCTTGAAGCAGGACGTCATTGGAAAGTTTTGCAGCTTCGGTTAGTGATATTGCCATTTTAATTATCTCCTTTCTTTTCTTTGTCTCCCAATCTCCATAACCTCTATCGATCTCCTCCATCAATCTCCATCAATCTCCGAGACTAATTGAGATTACGAGATTAGTTGAGACTACTCCTTTAGTTTCCTGGCTTGTTCCAGCCCGTAGTTTATTTTCTCCTTAGTGCTCATGGCCGAGGTGTCCAGCCCGGCTCTAGCCGGTGCTCCGGCGGGTATCGAGCTTGCCTGCACCTCCCTCGCCAGTGACTCCTGTACGCTGGACACCAACTTGAGCGCACGGTCCAGCGAGTCCTTGACCTCCTCGATGGTCGCGCCCGAGATAGCCTCGGAGGGAATCAAGGGATTAGAGCTGGCTGCCAGCTTTTTGTAGTCCTCAACGGCATAGGCGTAGGCTGCCCCGGCTCCCTCGAAGTCATGGTTCAGGCTGGCGAGCTGGCCTTCGAGCCCGGTAATCATGCCGGCTTTGGCCTCGACCTGGCTCTCCAGCGCCGCTACTTTGTCCTGAAGCTCTTGAGCAGCCGGCTGACTAATCTCCTGACTATCATCCAAAGATTCTTCGCTTTTTTCGGTCTTCGGTTTGACGCCCTCGTACTCCTGTTCATTTTGTTCCTTGAGTTCGTTGTGTTCATCTGCCAATTTGTTACTCCTTTCCTTTATAATGATTACGGAGATGCCCTTAAATATCTCTGTAATCTCTAATCATCACTGTAATCTTTTTCTCAATCGTTCAAGGCCACTGCCTCCATCTCCGCGGCTGCTGTTCTCTCTCGCTCGCTGCCTCGGGTGGAGCGTGCCCTGTACTGCTGATTCATTTCCAGTATCCTCTTCCTCTCCTCCAGCCATTTCTCAAACTCCGCCTCCGGGTCTCTAATACCCAGCTCGTCCATAGCCGTCCTGCGGGAATGGACGCCTGACTGGACTAAAACCTGCTCATTCTGTGCCAGCCTGGCTCTATCCTGGGGCAGCACCGCTCCCCAGACGATTCTGGTGTCTACGTCGGTCAAGTCCTCACCGGCGAACTGCTTATGCAGCTTCAAAATCATCTGGCAGCGGCGCGCATAGGCGGCGGAGCGTATTGTTCTTTTACGCCTGACTTTCTGCAGCAGCGACTGCAGCTCCATCTCCAGGGCAACACCCGATAGCTCCCTTTCGATGCCGCCGTAGGCTGCACGTGGTGACTCCGAAATGTCGTGCAGGCAGCGGTAAATCATATCGATATAGTCCACATGCAGCCTGATGCCGCCGCCGGCAAGCAGGTCCAAAAGATAAGCTTTGGCTTCCTCCGGAATAGTCCACACGGCTCCCGGCTGGACCTTTATTTCCTCGGCGGATTCCACGCCTTCGAGTACAGCTATGGGGTTACCCGAGACTTCAAGTATGCGGGATAACTGGGACAGTGCCCGGTTAAGCTCCCGCTGCGCCTGCTTCAGCGGCGGAATATCTGAGGTGCCCCAGAAATGTTTCGGCTGCCTGACGTTGGGAAAAATGACAAAGGGGATAAAGCCGTAGGGATTCGGCTTGTCCTCGATAGTCTCGTTATCCAGAGAAAGGGTGAACTGCCTGGCCGTCCACAACTCGGTGATGGTGACGGTTTTCTTATCAGTCTGGCGCTGACCTGTCCTCGAGCGAAGCGAAGGATAGAGCTGTTCAACTTCCTCCCGGGTCAGGGTATAGCGCGAAGCCACCCGCCACACCTGGGACAGGTCGTCGCCCAGCCACCAGGCAAACAGGCCGGTTACATCGGGGCTGGTTACCCTGATGCGTTTCTC